AAGGATTCCTCATTCGATGGATTTGAGTGGAATCTGAAAAAGACGACTTTTTACAATCAAGTGACCATCTTCACGCGTGACCAATACGCGAACAAGAGCATCAAGCTCTTTCCCAACGGCTCCGTGCAGGTCGCGGGCTGCTCGGATCTTCTCGACTGCCAGCGGATAGCCCGTGAGGTGAACTTTATCGTGGGTCAGGTCTTGCCGACTGATGTTCCGAATCGTCTGCTCCCCGAGACCATCAGCGTGAAGATGATCAATACAAACTTTTCTTTGAATTCTTCAGTCAACCTAAGCAAGGTTATCACCGCTTTTGGAGGGTCTATCAAAGATTCTGCTGCTAGTTGGCTGCGAGGCGAGATAAGAAAGTATTATGATCTTGGAGACCATGCTCGTGTGAAAAAACTAGAGAAAAAACTCGCCAATCTCGATAACGAAGCAGATGATAGCAAGTTCCTCGTCACCTTTGACCCTGACCGATACAGCGCCGTCAAGGTCAAGTTCTGCCCAGCGCCAGGCATGAAGCGGGTCACGGCGAGCATCTTTTCCACGGGCAAAATCATCGTCACGGGGGCACAGACACTCAAAGAGATTGCTCTGGCCTACAAGATCATCAATCAGATCCTAGCGCCAGCATCCGTACGTCTGGGTGCATCAGACAAGAAGGACAATTTTGAGACAATCCTCGGTCACAAGTTTAGTGAGTGGGTCCCGAAGCTTCAGGCGGACGGGCGGAAGGCATGGTCGGCGTAGTTTTTTCCCTCGCCTACTAGTAAATGTCTACGCGACTTGGAATGGGCGAGGGCCGATGCCTCACATCCTACCTTTCGAACAAGCAATCGAATGACGTCATCATGGCCCGTAACGGCATCCAGTTCGAGGACAACTACCACTACCGCCAGTTCCTGCAGAACGGCGGCATCCAGGCGCTGAACATGCCGTTCCGCAATGCCGCATGTGGCGCACCTGTTCCAGTAGGCACGGCGGCTTTAAAAAATGGCAACCTTAATCTTAAATGAAGATCGTGATCGACGGGAACATAGGAGCAGGCAAGACGACCCAGTTGAACCTTTTGAAGCGCCTTGGCGCGAGGGTGTTCAAGGAGCCGATCGAGGAGTGGCCTCTCAAGGAGTTTTATGAAAATCCCAAGAAGGGGATATTTCCTTTGCAAATGGCCGTCCTCAGAACTGTCTGTGACCAGGGGCCAGGCATCTATGAGCGCTCACTCCTCAGCTCGCGGTGGGTATTTTGGGAGTGGGCCAAGACACGAGAACTAGTAGAACATGTCAAGACCTATGAATATTTTTATGATAAACATGCGTGGTCTCCCGATCTATACATATACTTGGACAAGTCCCCAGATGAGTGCTATCTTCACATTAGCGGCCGGCGTCAGACGGGTGACGACAAGGTAACCTTGGGTTATCTGAAGGAGCTTGATTCTTTGTATAAACAACTTCACGGGAGGATTTCGTGTAAAATACACATCATAGATGCCTCGCGCAAACCTGAGGAAATCCATGCCGAAATTTTACATATTATAAATAATAATGAGCGCTCTGAGGTGCTCTTCTGTGACAACCCAGGGGACGAAGTGCAAGAACCTGGCGACCCACGAAGGAAAGTGCAACGCGCATCTTGCCCAAACGTGTGCCGTGTGTCTTGAAGACATCTCTAGAAGTTCTCAGAAACGCCTGTCATGTAAGCATGTGTTTCATACCAAGTGCATTTTCACCTGGTTTGAAACGTCCGATGAGTGTCCACTCTGCAAGTCCGAGCAGGATGCCGACCCTATCATAGTCTTTAAGCGCCATGTAGAGGAGAACCTCCGCCTCAAGTACAAGGACGCGATCAAGTCTCTCGAATCAGAACTGGCCCGATCGCGGCGAGCCTAGAAAAACATAATAAAAGATATATTTCATGGAAACGTGCCTAGGTGTAACTGCGGCTGGGTCTCGGTGTAAGAACCAGCCAGGCACGGGCCAAACCAAGTGCCACATGCACAGGGATGATGGGACGCAGTGTTCGGTCTGTTTACAGTCCCTCACCCGTGCGACCCGGACCTTGCCGTGTGGCCACGAGTTTCATCTCAAGTGCGTAGACCGTTGGAAGCGCTCTTGCAGGGGCGATCCAACTTGTCCGATGTGCCGCACTCCCTTTGATCTTCCAAAATATAGAGTACGTATAGTTGTTGACCGGGTCGCAGAAGGGACACACGAGGTTCGGTCTTATGTCACTTCGAACATCCACACCATTCGGGAAGAATTTGGTCTGGATCTTCGAGTTCTCGAAGCGCATGAAGAAGCAAGTCTGAATATACTTTTTGAACTTGAAGATCATGAAAATATTGAAGAAGTTTTTAGGTCTTTGGGCGTGCCCGGTTAGCCCGAGGGGGGGTGTTGACGGAACCATTTGCCCGATTAGTTCGGTTCGCAGGAGACCCAGTGGTGACCGCCCCTCTCCTTACGGCATAGGCACTGCAAAACTTTGTATAGTGAAAACCTGGATGCCATCGTCGATCCGACTTTCTCGGATCGACAATGGTTCGGCCCTTGGCGTCAATCATCAGGGGACCTGATGCGTGCCCTTGCTTGTGAGACCATAGATTAACGGCAAAGCGAATAATCCTCCCAGGGACGAGCTTGGGGGCTCCCGCGATGTTACGAGCAGCCAGCATACGAACTTCTTTATTATTTGTCGCAATTTTTCCATCAGAGTTGCTCAGGGGGCGACTTGCCTTGGCCGCGGCAGCCGCCACGACTGCAGGGCGCACGTGGAAAAACTTGGCCAGTTTAGCCACAGTATCCCCAATCTTGACCTTGTAACGCACCGAGCCCATCTGCACATACCAGTGAAAATCTCCAGAAGAATTTCCAAAGTCATTTGTTGGCGCAACAAAGCACATGACCTTGTAGAATCCTGCAGGCGCCTTCCCGTTCGGGTTGCGCATCTTGCGGACAGACCCAGGATTATCGGCCAGGACCCGCTTCACTATACCATCACAATTGCGGAAGTTGAGGCCGTTCGAAGATATGCCACTCTTGTTTCCAGGGACGCTCTTGGATATCCGGGTCGCGCTGAAACTCCCAAAGGCGTAGTCATAGCAGTTGTCGTGAACGACCCCCTTCGAGCCCCACGGATCCCAGGTGAACTCGCGCTCCCAGCCCGATTTCGGCAAGGCCCGAGAACTCGTCGAGTCCATTATTATCTACAAATATATTATAATGCTGACTATCATTTACTCTCGCGACCGTCGTGAGCGCTTGTATAGCCTCCTTGTATTCATCATATACGTAATTTTCTGGACGTTTTTCCTCAAGTTTCTTTGGAACAAGACCCTTGTGCCTCACATCAGCGTCTTCAAGCCCGTAGGCTCGCTCTTGGACACCTTCCTGCTTGCCGTGGGTCTGGCCGCATTCAGATTGTGAAGTTTCGGAAGTCCTGGGTAAGACCTCAGTCCGTACTTAAGGCGGCCCTCACGGGTATAGCGGTCGTTAAATCCACGATATCCAGCAGGTACCCAAACGTCCAGACGGGCCATGGTCTTCTTGAATTTGGGATATCTTGATAAAAGAGTTCGCATCTCTTTCAGGAAGAGGTGAGAGTCGTAGCGGGCGTCGGTGCGCGGGCCTATCCCATAGACTCCCGCAGTTCCGTTCTCAACAGCTGTATTTACCGCGGGGTTGTTTCCCGAGCGGGACAATCGTGACCAGCCAAAGTCAATAATTTTGGCCCGACCCCCAACTATCATCACATTGTCAAGATGTAAATCATTGTGACGAAAGTTTGGATACTTTTTCGATATAGCCTTCAGAGTCGCCAAGACTTGCCGCACGGCCCGCATGACTTGGGCGTCCGTAAGGGTCATGTGACCTTTCTCTACCCAGTCGCGGATAGAGACCCCCTTGATCTTCTCCATGGTTAAAATGCTCTGTTCGTGAAAATTTTTATGTTTATTTTCTTTTATATTCTTTTTAAGATCCGAGACAAAATCCTTCTGTGTGGAAAAGCCGAGAATCTTGGGGACCCCTCCACGGGCCACCTTTTGCACGGCCGCATGAATCTTGTATTCAACAAGTGCGGGCTGATTTTCGCCGCGTTTTACAGCAGACAAGTCTCGTGGGCTCACCTTGAGAGCCACGGGACCTGCATTATAGACGACACCCTGACGACCGGATCCGAGGACCTTCATACTAATAGTAATTCAGATATTTATTACACTGGTATTCTAAGTCTTGGCCCTATTCACTCGTCATCCTCCTCCTCCTCCTCTACCTCATCCTCAGACTCAACCAGAGCGCGGCTCGGGAGTTTGTTGGCCGCGCTGAACTTGACCTGGTGAACGCGGAAGGTGGCGCCGAAACCAGCGGGCGTGCGCCAGATCTGGCTGAGCTCTACCAGAGTCGTGACCGACTGACCCTTCTCGAGCGAGTCCAGGGGCACATCAGTACCAGTCGAGTCGTAAGACTCGGTCTTGATAGCACCAGACCCAGGGTCAGTAATCACCTTGAGGTTCAGGAGCGGCGAGTAACCCTCCTTGGCGGCGGGCTTGAAGGGCGACTTGTACATCTCAGTCAAAGTATCACGGCTCATCTTCTTGCCCATGATCTCCTCACAATGGTCATAGACAAAGTTCAGGACAGCCTTGTTGATCTCATCAAGACGCGACGCCACGGCTGCGTTGTCTACACTCAAGGGCAGGTTGGTGCTGGTCACCTTGCCGGAGTTCTCGTCAGTGAAGGTGCTCAGGCCAAAGGGGGCCTTGAGGGCAGGGAGCTTCAGCATCAGTTTGCCACCCGACTTGTGGTTTAGGTAGACCATCTTGCCACCCTTGGAATTCTTGCGCACATCGCTGAACTTGATGTCGGAGACAGAGAGGTCGGAAATCTTGGTGATTGACAGAGCCATTTGTAGTGCTTTCTACTTATACAGTGGGGCTGGTCTTTAGGCCAGGACACAGGACCAACTTTTTTGTGTGCGTCTCGTAAGGTATGGCCGTCGCGTTTACCAACAACTTAAACGCGAATACCGAGGCCGTCGCAAGAGCCATTTGGTCTAAAATTCAGAACAAAACTAGAATAAATAATGCGCCAAACAACCTTAAGAATCTGTGGACCCTGAAGAGCCGCGTAAATCACAATGCTACGGTTAATTATAATCAAAAATTTTATAAGAATGTAAACACTCCAAAGACGGGAGGCCTAACTGGAATGTCTATCTCGAAACCCGCGGCCAACGGGTCAGAGAACTCAGTCGCTCCTAAACGCAACTCGCGCTTTAAGCGTTTGAAAAATCGGGTAAAAAGGTTGTTAAGGAGACCAAACGCATCTAACAAGATAAGAGCTATTAAAAACTCTAAGTTGTCAATATATAATAGTAACAATACATACCAAGCACGCGCCAATTCTCTATTGAAAGAATATGGAAAAAACTGGCAAAATGTAATAAATAAAAAGAATATTTTTGGAAATGATGAAAAATCCAAGAAAATACTTAATATAATATCTACAAAAGTTATACTTAAGGCACCATCCTCTTCGATAGGACCAGCACTTTTACAGGCGAAAGGAATGCCATCCACCTCTCTAATAAATCTATTAAAAGAGGTTACAAATTTTAACAACGGAGATTTATCGATTACCAATTCTCGTCGAGCTAATCTTATAAGTGCTCTGCAGGTAAAAAGTAATAATAAAAATATTTCAAAAGAAAACAGGGAAAATATAAACAAAGCTATAATCAGACTGCGTAATCGGAGGTCAAAAGCAGAGAGGGAGAATGCCGCTGCCGCATCGGCAAGCGCCAGTGCCAATCAAGTTCGGGCCAACAATGCTGCCGCTCTACGGAACAAACGCAACCGCATCGCCACTGAGATTTGGAATAGGGCGTGGGGCGGACCAGGTGGACTGCGGGCGGCCAAGCCATCAAATTTTCCACAGATTGCGCAAGAAATAAAGAAAAAGTTAAACATAACTACACTCAATAATGCGAATGCCCTAAAAAACTATATGAAATCAAAAAATTTCAAGAATAAGTGGGCAAGTCTGACCCATCCGCCAGGGCGGTTCGGCGGGCGAGGCCAGGGAAACATAAACCGTTCTATAGGAATTATTAACGCGATGTCAAAAAACTAGCACAGCCCGCCTCCACAAGTCAACCCACGGCGGGCAATGGAAACAAAGGACTTTCTTCAACGGCTCCACCATCTTCTAATAATTTTTCTAATTTTTTACAAAAAATAAATTCAGCTACGACGACCGGAACGTTAACCATGCTCGAGCAGCGCCTTGCCAAGAAAACAGGCGCAGCCTTTACTGAAAATCAAAGGAATAATGCACGTTTCGCCATAATGGAAAAACGCAAATTGTTTGAAAAGCCTCTTACAAGAGGCCAGGCCCTAATTGCCCAGCCGAATTCCTTCTGGGAGACGAATTCAGGAAGGCTCCTAAACAGTCCAAGATTTCAAAATATTTTGAAGAGGACAACAAATAAGGAACCTCGATTTCAGATTGGGTTTGGCCCAAAGTCTATAGATCCTGGCCAGGCCCAGTTTAATGCCCTTCGGGTGAAGAAGGGCAACAAGTACTACGGAAATCTCAACGTGTGGAGTAGTCCCAAACTTATGGAAAATATACGCAAGTCTAAAAATTTAACAAGTCTTCAGCAGGAGGCTCTCAGACGCATGATCCGTTCAGTCAAGTTGAACAAGAACGGGGCTCCTCGCAATGGAAGAAACCGAATAAAACTCACGTCTAAATTGATGAATATTACAAATAATGCAAACCTGAAGAATGCTATTAAAAAACAGATTGAAGAGGAGGCGGCTAGGGCCTCTTACACATCACAGTCTTCAAACGTGCCAAATAGCAACGGGGCCAAACCCAATACGCCAGTAATCTCTAGATCGAACAACAATGCTCGTACAGCATACCAGAGCCATCGCAACAATTATGGAAACTAGTAGTAAATGATATCTCTCTTCTTCCTCTTCGCCCTGCTGGCCAGCCCTCTGGCCTTCAAGGCTGTCAGGAGCATCCTGGGAACGTGGGTTGCGTCGGCCGAGGGCCTTCCCACCTTCGCAGGAGTCTTCTTACACGCGTTCGTCTTCGTGCTGACCCTTCGGCTCCTCAAGTACCGCCCAGGGATGCGGGCAAACTATGAGGAGAGGACCATCTACGACCCCAGTGTTTCCAGGGTGACCGACTATGGCTCGCGCCTGGCCTCCAAGGGGCCAGATGACATGAATAAATTTTAGTTGACTATAATAAATGTTGATGAAGATGCTAGTTGTTGTCCTCCTTTTCTTTATCATCGCCAACCCAGCCCTATATAAGGTGACCCGGGCCCTTGGCGGCTGGGTCGCCAGCCCAGAAGGCTGCCCCAAGACGGGCGGTCTTCTGCTCCACGGCATTGTGTTCGCAGTGGTTTGCCGCGTGATCATGCGCATGCTGTACCGCCGCAAGATGCGCAAGTACTACTCTCAGTACGAGGACGAGAAGTACGAGGACGAGAAGTACGAGGACGAGAAGTACGAGGACGAGAAGTACGGAGAGCCAGAGGCCTACGACGAGAAGAAGGAGGAGTAATTTAAAAAATGTGTAAAGAGTAAATGCTGACAAAGGTTCTGATTTACATGATTCTGTTTTTCCTGGTCGCCAGCCCAGCCACCTTCAAGCTCATGCGCAAGTTCCTCGGCGGGTGGGTCGCCAGCGCGGAGGGCATTCCCCACGCCCCAGGTCTCCTGCTCCACTCGGCGGTATATGTCCTTCTGGCTTGCTACCTCCCAGCCAAGTTCGTGTCTAGCTTTGCCGAGGACTTCGAGGACTACGAGGACGAGAAGTACTGTGAGAAAAACTCGTGGGGGCAATGCTGCAAGCCAGGAGGCACTTACATCGGTAACAGGGGCAAGACTCGGTGCATGAACGGTCATTACTAGGCGGCCTCTTTCTCCTATAAAAATCTTTACAAATAGTAAATGCTGGTCAAGATTCTAATCTACATGATTCTGTTTTTCCTGGTTGCCAGCCCAGCAACCTTCAAGCTCATGCGTAAGTTCCTCGGCGGGTGGGTCGCCAGTGCCGAGGGCATCCCACACGCGCCAGGTCTCCTGCTCCATTCGGCAGTCTATGTCCTGCTAGCTTGCTACATCCCAGCAAAGCTTGTGTCTGGCTTCGCCGAGGACTTTGAGGACTACGAGGATGAGAAGTACGAGTCGGGTGTGTACACCAGCCACGCCAAGTCAGCCCCTCAATTCCGCGCCAACACGGCTCCGGGTCTGCCCCAGACGACGATGGATCACGGCGGCGTCGCCGCCACAGGTATGGAGCTGTACATTGGCGAGTATGGTGCGACAAAGAACCCCTTTGGCATCAGTTCTTCCAAGCGGGACGAGTCTTCTGGGCTGTTCTAAAACTCCTCATCGAACCTGACTGAGTCGCCCTCTTCAACCATGCGCTTTGAATAGTCCCCGACTCTCTTTTCAAAAAAGTTCGTCTTTCCCTCGAGACTAATAGTCTCCATCCAGGCAAAAGGGTTCTCGGCCCCAAAGATGGGCTGCTGGCCCAGCTGCTTCATCAGGCGATCACCAACGTAACGAATATATTGTTTCATTTGTTCGGCATCCATACCTATCAAACGGCATGGAAGCGCCTCCGTGATGAAACTCTCCTCAATCTCAACGGCACTCTGGACAATTTTGTGAATATCTTTCGAGTTGCACTTCTCCTGCAGATGCTGATACAGAGCCACAGCAAATTCAAGGTGCGACCCCTCGTCCCTGCTGATGAGCTCGTTGCTGAAGCACAGGCCAGGCATAATACCACGCTTCTTGAGCCAAAAGATGGCGCAGAAGGAGCCAGAGAAGAATATGCCCTCGACGCACATGAAGGCGACTAGGCGCTGGGCGAATGGGGCGTCCTTGTTGAGCCAGTCGAGCGCCCAGTCCGCCTTTTCCTTAATGGCTGGTACGTGTTGTATGCTCGTCAGCAAGAGAGACTCTTCCGCCGAGTCCCGCACGAGCTTGTTAATCATAAGAGAATAGGTCTCCGAATGGATAGACTCGTTGAATCCCTGATATGCGTAAAAAGACCGGGCCTCGGCAATCTGAACCTCTGAGCTAAAGTTGACGTCTATGTTTTCCATGACGATACCGTCCGAGGCGGCGAAAAAGGCCAGTACCATTTTGATAAAGTGCCTCTCGTCATTGTTTAGGGCGTCCCAGTCCTTGAGGTCCGTGCTTAGGTCAATCTCTTCGACGGTCCAAAAGGACCCGACTGCTTTCTTATAGAGTGCCCACAAGTCAGGGTACCGTATAGGGAAGGTGGTGAACCGATCTGTGCTCGGTGTAAGTACTGGATCCAGGGGCTCCGCCCCGTCGCAACGAAGTTGCTCCATTGTATTACTAGCGGACTATTTCTTTAGAGGCTGGCGTAAAGTTTTCCAAGTGGCGTGAGAGGCGGAAGAGATGTGGGGAAATGCTGGTACGATGCGAAAAGGGCCGACTGATTCATATAGTCGGGCCCTCCTTGGTTTGTATTAGGTATTGATTTTTCAGACATAATCGAGTCTGGAGTACCCGTGATAGGATAGCCTCCAGTCGGCGCTGAACCTGGTTCTGCTAGGAGAAAACGCTCCTTCCATGAATACCTCTGTACGTAGGGTCTTGAATTCATCCCCTGAACAGTCTGGACCATAAATTGAGCCGTGGGATTTGTGCTTATATTCTGGTCGGTGGGGTAAGCGAACATTGTCGGGTTGATGTGAACCGTAGAAGGATTACAACACGTAGCCTTCCAGTCGGCACACGAGTACTCGGTGACCCAGATGGGTAAATTATATTTTGCCCATATTTTATCAATAGTTGCGAGGAAAGTAGGCGCATCTGGTGGTGTGTATGAGTGAACCGCAATTATCGAAGGGAAAACTGGGTTTGATGTCTGACTTAGCTGAATTAGGAAGCTATCCAGCCAAATGGCTGGGTTAAGGGTCACGTTATTCGCCGGCTTTCCCGCATTGGCTATGTTGATGGTCACAGGCGGCGGGTAAGCGGCATAAGTTCCGTTGGGATTTGGATTATTAGGCTGTGCAGGTGGCGCTGGAGAAGGCGGCTGCACCGGAACGTCAAGAAGACTTCCGTACATCACTGGAGATGCGAGAGTCATTCCCGTAGCGACAAGGTTGGGCCAATAACTCACAGCCGCGGCGACCGTCATATTTGCCTGGGCCGCTGCATCCGTGCCGTCTGGCTCATTGTAACCAAGCAGAATACCTGGATTTGTTCCGTAAGTCTTCTTAATGTTCTCAAGGTCCGTTGGCTTGGACTTGCTCACGTTCCAGAACATAGGAAAATATGGGAGGTTTGGTCCTTGACCCGCAGGGGGTGCGGCACCCCACGTATAGTACCAACCACAGTTGAGGGCGTTCACCTTGGCGGCCCAGCTGGGATCATCGTTCCCGACAACAAAGCCCTTCTTGGGTGAAGACGTTGATGGAGGAGGTAGGGAGGCGGTGGCCGCCGCTGCTGCCGCGGGAGGTAATGCGGCGATCACGGCTGCTGCCGCTGCTGGGGGTAATGCGGCGAGGGCTGCAGGAGATGCGGCAGCGGCAGCGGCAGCGGGAGGAAGGGATGCGAGGGCGGCAGGGGACGTTGCCGCTACTGCTGCCGCCGTTGCGGGAGGAAGGGAAGCGACGACCGCCGCTGCTGTTGAGGGAGGAAGGGAGGCTATAACAGCCGCTGCTGCCGCTGGATGGAGGGATGATATGACCGCCGCTGATGGAACCGCCGAGGCGAGAACGGTCCCCGAAGGAGCCGTGGTCATTGCTGGTGATATGCTAGTGGCCACAGGAGGTGCGACAGGGCCAATCACGGGCCCAGTGTTGATTAGTGCTGGGCCGTTGGTCAACGTCGGACCAGTTACTGGATTGACCGTTGGAGGACCGCCGCTCAACATTACTGAGGGAGCGAGCTTCGAGTCCATCTGGTTAAAGTCAGAGTCTTTGAAATGGATGTTCACCTCGTGTGCATTGAGGACATCGAGGTTTGCAATTTGTGATTTGAAAGACGTGTATTCTTCACCCTTTCTCCACACAAGTATGATGAGTAGAGCGAGGATAGCTGCGATAAGGCTATCCTCCATATTATGTTTGTATAAAATAGTATGGCCTCAACCCAGATAAATGGCTTCTATGCAGCCTCAAAAACAGTGGCCAACGTAATCACGTTTTATGTCCAAACACCCATGCCATCGGGTATTCAATATGGCTGGACGCTAACTGGGCTATCTGGCATTCAAGGAGATACCCGAGTGGTAGCTACTACCCTTCAGCAAGGGAACTTTCCTCAAAACGGACCCTACAATGCAACTATAGATTTCCAAGTAAACGCCCCTCAGACTATTCAAGGGGTTCAGCAAGCCGCTGCAGTAACAGTGGCTCCAACACAAATCATAGCGCCTCCGCCTCCTCCCACCCTGACGGGAGCTTACTTTACTCAAATGGGTCTAGTTGTATTTTATTCAAGTGTTCCTTTACCCCCGGCGGTCACGTCTGGCTGGACGATCTCGGGGCTCCCGGGTATGCCCTTCAGTCTAAATGTTGCATCAGTCTCTTTTCAGTCAGGAGTTATTGGCCGAGTATCTTACAATGGAATACTCACGGCCACACCAATACCACCTCAACCCCTGTCATCTCCCCCTGACCCTTCATCTCTTCAAAAGCTCATGTCGGTTCTGCGCCAAGTCGCCACCTTAGCCGAGGTGCTGGGCGGAAAGATGTTAGGACTAAGTTCATACATTTTCAGTGACCCAAACAAGCTCTCCAGTTACCTATCTCAGTCAGAAAATCTTTTAGATTTTTTTGTTTCTAAAACGGGACTAACACCCGACTCTATTCTTGCCGACCCCACTCAGCTCAAGGGAGTTCTGTCCGGTCTCCCTGAAATTACAAATGCTATTGGGTTCCGAATGAAGGTGGGACGAAATAAATTGGTAGATGGCTTTCTTAATGATAAAATAATGCTCATGGCATTGGGTCAGGGTCAAGTGCTCATGCCGATGCTCCCATCCACTGATGCGTATCCCAATGGGGTTCCGGTAAATGCTCAGGGTGGTCTGTTCAATCCGAACACCTCTACCGCCTTTGTACCTGCCCAAGTTTCCACAGTACAGCCGCTCGTCAGAGCACCTATCGAGGACTCAAACTTCAAGATTCTTCCGAACCATATGCGTGATCTAAACGAGAATGTTCCAGTCCCCCCTTTGGCTCCAGAGCCCCTCACGGAAAAACGCAATCTAGGCTTCAATGCAGGCGGCGTGTTATCCCTTGAAGCATTTGGCCCTCAAGAACAATATATTTCAAATATTCACAACTTTACAGAGAGCCAGTGGACACCAAAATACGAACAATACACAAACTCTGTTCTGTACCAAGATTACCTAAATTTAACCCCCATTTCTTCAAACTCCTTTATTCAGGCATCTTCACCTGGAACGTGTATTGTTCAAATACAGCCAAAAAATCAGGGCGATCTGCTGGCAAACATGTTCCTTCAGTGCACCTTGCCTGGCTTACCAGCCGGTAGCAGCTACACCAATCAGATAGGTCGGGCCATTATTCAGCAGGTTGATTTTATTATTGACGATGTTGTTGTAGAGTCTATATACGATGACTGGCTCTTTATCAAAGATCAGGTATTCCTCGATTATGATGAGCAAATAGGTATGTTTAACCAGGTCAATGGAGGTCAGCCAACTGGTACAACTGGTATATCTCCAACAACTCAAGTGCCGCTTACCATACCTCTCGAGTTCTTCTTTTGTAGAAGGCACAGTGGTGGAAATAAAGGACGTGAGCGCCTCCGAAAACCCTTCTTCCCCTTGTGTGCTCTTTGGGGAGGACAAAGAGTTTATATAAAATTTACTTTTAGACCTCAATACTGGTTTACAAACTATTCAGGAACTCTGGATATACAGAACCCTATACTTTTGATTGAGTACGCGAAGATTACGGATTCTGAGAGAATGTATTACAGAAACGCACCCCTCCGGTATATAGTTCCTGTCGTCAAGCGCGATGGCACGGCACCCTATGCAGGTACAGTGACTACGAATATCAGCGCAAATTTTCCAGTCCAAATGATTGCCTGGTTTATTCGAAACCAGGCCTATGAATCAACATCATCTTCATATTATGCCGTAAGATACCTTTATGGTTACGCTACGCAATATCAGACGGCGGCTATTCCACTAAACTTTGGAGCAGCATCACAGACCACTTCAGTCAACTACACAGATGTTATCCAGGCGGTAAAGATTACAATTAATAATCAGGATATTCTAGACACATTCGCCAACGGGCCTTACACATCCTTTCTGCAGCCTATGCAGCACGGTCTGTCCGTTCCTCAAAAGAATATTTACATGTACTCATTCGGATTGAATATAACAGAATACAATTCGGGTGGGTATCTAAATTTTTCAAAAATTAATTCACAAACTTCCAATCTGACAATTACATTCTTACCACAGTATGCCACGGCGCTTCAGAGTTACAATCTGTACCTTTTCTACTATGGGTTCTCGGTTTTACAGTTTAAGAATGGTTTTGCGGGCGTATCTTATCTTTAATCATGTAGTCAATGATGCCATTGGTCAGGCACCACTTGATAAAATTGAGTTGGGCTACGGTCGTGCTAAGGCCCTGAAACTCTATGCGCTCCGTCCTACAAAAAGGATCAAAAAGTTTCTTAGAGTATCCGTCAAGACTCGACTTATAAGCAACATGGACAGTGAAGGGTCGGCCTGTAGGGGAGTCGTATGTCACGTGGCGATTCTTTGAATAGTTTGTCACGAACCACTCAAGATTCCTAAGGGAAATTCCTTGTGACTTGGTCGTGAGGATATCTTTGAGCTTTGTCGAGTTCTCGGGCTCAGAGTAAAACTTCGTGAGAGACTCGAGCAGAAGCTCTGAGCGACCTTGACTCATTAGTTAGTAGGGCCCTCAAATGTTTAAGCCTGGAGCCTCAAGCCGAAGGCTTGGTCTCGTGAAATCACGAGAAAGAGGCCCCGAGGGCCTCCCTCGGTCTAAATGTTTAAGCCTGGAGCCTCACGAGAAAGAGGCCCCGAGGGCCTCCCTCGGTCTAAATGTTTAAGCGAGGACGTGAAGAAACCTTTTCACACGCAGGACAACCCGCCAGGAAAAATGGAGGTAATGTATGCGTGTGAGGAGTGACCGCCCCTGCATGGTCGAGACCAGGCTCGTCTTTCATCCTCACAATTGGCTTTTGGTCCCTGTGTGACTTGCAGTAGCCCTCGAACCTCGCGTGCCGTGTACACCTCTTGCCCGAGCCAATCAGGCCAAGACACTGACCAGTAGTAACCTCAAGGGTCGCCGTCTCCTTCATCAGTTTCTCATAGGAGAGCCGATATGTTTTTGAGATGTGATGCAAGACAACCGCCAGACGATCAGAGACCCGGCGGTCGACCTCTGTCTCAACGGCTTGCATGATTGTTTGTTCCATCTCCTTACTCATGACTCGACCGCCTTCTTAAAATAAGAATCTATACTTTTCATCTTGGAATCGTACGTGCCTTTTTTGTTGCCCGCCGTTGCCGCCCCAAATACGAGACGCTCGGGACAAGCACCCACAAGGGGTTCAAGCAGGTCACATATGGGCTTCTTCATCTGGTTCAAGAAATAGTATTGGTAGTCGATCGGAACGCCCTTCTCTTTGGCCCATTCAGGGTCCTCCGCCTTCTCATAGAGCTTTCCCGGGCCCTTGGCAACCACAAAGGCGACACGGTCACCTTGCTGAGGCTCCGAGCCTGGTGCTCTAGAGCGAATTTTGTCCCTCACGGCCACATGCGGCATAGGAACCTTGTAGTCGGAACCAAGCTGCTTGCTCATCAGAAGCTTATCGACTGTGACCTTCCCGGAGGAGAGATCCGCAGAAGCCTGGCGAGCGAATGCTATGACGGGCCTCGGGTCGCTGCTCTCGAGCATCATATCTAGAAGCTTCTTGAGCGTCTCGCGGACAAAGGGGCAACTATCTCTCCGAACAACCTGGAGACCCTTGATGTCCACCTTTTTGAAGACGACAACCGTTGAGCCGTCTGGCCGTGTCTTTCCCTCCCACATCTTGGCTGCGTAGCGCTTCTTGCTGTACAGAAAGTAGGGACAATAGACCTTTTCCAGTTCCAGATCGTTCGGCGCCTTGAAGAGTTTCGTACACTGCTCAGCTGCCAGCAGACCCTGCTCCCACGAGTAGTCAATAGCCTCTTGACCTGTACGCCCCTGTACATCAAATTCAACCATTACTGAGTCAGTATCTCCGTACCTTACGTTCGCCCCTGGAAAGTGAGATTCCACGTAGTTTTTCGTCTCCTCAATCATCTGACGACCTCGCATCGTCACGGTACTCGCGATTGCGATCAGAGGGAGCATCCCCTTGCCGGCCCCAGTAAAACCGTAAATGGAATTCATACTGATCTTGTAGGCGAGCTGCTGGCCGTTATAGACCGCCTCCATCGGCGTCCCCTCTGCAGCCGCCATCAGTTTCTTGGCCTTTTTGCGGAAGGCTTTGAGGTCCGTGAGAATAGAAGGCAGTAGGCTGACTACTGGATTTCCGTCCGCATCCGTCTGCGCAAAAGTGTGCTCTCCGTACTTTTCGTACGTGACCCCTGGCAGGTTCGCATACCGCTTGTCCATCACGAGTGTCGAGTAGCACAGATTGTGTGCGACCATGATACTCGGGTACAGAGAGGCAAAGTCCAGTGCCGTGATGGGAGTGTAGTATGCGCCAGTCTGCGCCTCCAGAACCGTCGCGCCCTCATAGCCATCCACTGGACCTTCGGGTCGCCGAATGGTCGGTATGAGGAAGCCGAGCTGACGCGCCTTGTAGGCCATCTGGCTGAAGACCTTGATCTGCTGGCCACGCTCGCTCAAGAAGCTCAGAGGAACCCAGCACGCCTTGGCCATCTCGATCTGGTTCTGAAGCTGGCAGACCTTGGCCATAATCTTGTGAGGCAGGACCGTATCCTTGATGCAGTACTCGGCCACCTCGCCGAGACGCTTGGGGTCTCCCTCTAGAAATCGGGAAAAGATCTCCTTGACGGGCATATCCATCTTTTGGTCCTTGAGGAAGTGCTTGGCACAGGCATTCAGAGAGTAAGACTCGAGCTTGTGCTCGCGCTTGATGTCCTGGAAAAGGTCAAAGACGTAGCGGCCAACCATAGGGACCATCTTGAGCTCGTTGCTACCCAGAGCGCTCGAGGCCAGATGCTTGATTGTGAGTTCTGAGGGCAAGTCTGTGCGGCGGCCCCAGAGCGTCTCGACGCCGAGACGATTTGCACGGACAAAGAGAAACTCGAGATCGAACCCGAATATGTTCCAGCCCGTGATGATATCTGGGTCAATCTCTGCTAGATACTTGCCGAAAGCCTCGAGGAGTTCTCGCTCAGTCTCAAAGGACTCGCAGTCGAGCCCGTCAGTCTGCTTGAGGCAAAGGCACTTGCGCTCACTGATCTCCTGGCCAAAATGGGCAGTCGTCATACCAATCTGAAATACACAGTCTCCTGGAATCTTGGGGTCGGGGAAGTTTCCCGTGCTCGAGTAGCACTCAATATCAAACGACATCACCTTCAGGGGGGCGATCGAGTCCTTGTCCTTCACGGGAGTAAAGGTTCCACGGAAGTTCAGGTCACAGCGTGTATCTGGGTCATCCATATCTTCAGAAACCTGAATCCAGCCTGTGCTGGTACAGCCAGACACGTGCATGAAGCGTAGGACTGGGTCAAGATTTGCCTCGTAAATCTTCCATTTTTCGCGCTGAAGAGAATACATTGCCGAGCGAAACTCTTTGAAGGTGCGGAATGTCAGTTTGGCAAAGCGTGTGCGGGCACCGTTCTGAAAGCCCCACAGATCCTTGGCGCTAAGGTACTCGATCTTGGCTCCACGAAC